CTTCTGCTTGCGCGCCAGCAATCTTTCCAGCTTTAGTAACTTCTGCTTGAGCGAGTAACCCCTGCTCCATCAATTTGCGACCTAGCGTTTCTTCATAACCTGGAAATTCTCGAAGATCGAATTGTCCAATTCCAGGAACATCTAAAATTGGTTGATTCACGCGATTAGTTTGAGGCAATGCAAATTCTTGCCCAAGTTGCATTGGCGCGGATTGAGGCATAGTTTCCTGCAACGGAAGTTCTTGTGCTGCACTTGGAATAAGTAATTGCTGGGCGATAGGATTCATTTGCGGAGCCGCAAGTCCGCCCGGCAAGTTTTCTGTTACCGTTGGAATACGACGTTGCCCACTGGCCAATTGCGAACGAAGCATATTTTCTACTTCGAAGCGTCGCATAGTTGCAGCGACTTTATCTTCAGCTTCTTGGCGTTTAGTTTGCCGCTCGAATTCTTTGATCTGGCGTTCGCGGTCTTGCGCTGCAATTGTATCTTGTTCGCGTTGGCGTTTAAGATTCTGGCCAGCAATAAACGCTTGGATGATGGGACCTGCAAAGTCGTTAATAGCCATAGTTATCTCTTAAATGCCCCCTGGCCATACAAAAATGCGGCGAGCGAAGAACCGGAACCCAAAGCACCTCCCAACATATTTCCAGGGGTCGTAGTAGTTCCTGTGCCAGTTTGGCTGCTAGTTCCTGTTTGAGTAGTTCCGATCGGAAGCGTCGCGAAGAAGCGCGAAAGATCTTGCAGACGGTTAGAGCGAATTTGTTCTTCTTGCATCGGCATTTGAGCAAGAAAATTAACGAGCTGATTCTGGCGATTGATGTCTCCGCCACCTAACGTATTCAAACCAGCGGTCGTTCGCCCAAGACCACGCGACGTTAACGATTGCTGAAGTAGCCTACGACGAATGGCTTCAGCATTATTAATGTTTTGAACACCTGCTTCTGTAGCGCCGCGAATAAAGTCCGGCGTAGTCTCGGTAGCGCCTAGCAGTTGACGTAAAATGTTATTTCTTACGTCAAGTTCAGTCTCCCCGTACACTGGCATACTGCTTTGTGTACTAGACGTATTCTGGCTAGAACTCTGTTGTGTCGTCTGTTTTCGGTTGGCCGCTGCGCCGCCTAGGGCACCAAGTCCGGCAATGAGTGCTGGAATAAAGAAAGGCATTTTTCTCCTAAGTTGACAAATAAACTGCTACAATGTTTGTGTTTGTATCGACATAACTGGTACCAGTTCCAGTTACTTTTTTAGCTTGTAATTTTGCTGTTTTTGGTTGCCCAGTTACGTTTATAATCCAACTGCGACTTCCAGTAGATCTTAAAAATATAGTTGAAGCAGTTCCCATGCGGATCAAACCACTTTGTGCGACGCCGTCATAAACCAACTGCCCCTGAATATCATCATCGTTCAGCGTTTTTGTTCCATCTACGTTGCAATTAATTAACCATTTTCCATTTTTATTTAGACTCACAGACACGCCGGCAACATCCGCAAAGGTTGTCGTTAGCGTGAGCAAAGAGCTACAATTAGCATTTAGTTCGCTATTTGTATCTACGCCAGGCAGCGATCCTGTAATTGTTCCAGAGAAGTCAATATCAACGGCCCACAGCTTTTTAACTCGTTTTGCTGAAGAACCTATGTCTACGGTGTTATTAACAAAAGGAACAAAATTACCAGTAGCTAGTATCTCCCATCGACCATCCGTCACGCCGGAAGCATTCGTGGTAATGAACAGGAACTTACCAGCTACTGAGCTACCACTAGGAATTGCTTCTACTTCACATTGAATATAACAGGCATTTCTAAAGCTACCGCCATTATACCCTCGGAAAGCTACAATTCCTAAGAAATCTCCGACAGCCACATCCGCTGGAGTTGCTATGGTTCCACGACCGCGACTAAAAAATTGTCTGACTGCCCCACTCGCCGTAGTGCCAAAAAAATTACCGCTAAAATTGGGATTAGTAGTTTGCCCCGTTAGATTAATAGAAGTCCCTGCCCAAATGGTGTTCCATCGCAGCGAAGTATTACCGAGGTCTCCAGCGTTATCAGTCAATGGAATAATGCTTTTATCTAAGCATAACCCAATACCAGGGTCTATAAAAGCCCTATAGTTAAGTGCTGGAGTTACACTATCTAACCAACGAATTTGATAGTTTGGGTCTGAGCCGCCAATCGGATTGTCAAATCCTACGTTAGTTTTCCATTGCCTAAGGCCATCGGCAGTGTAAAACCAACCATCAACTAAGCGTAGGGATCTAGCGAATCTAACTTCTTCATAGAACAAATGAATTAATCGGTGTATGATTTGCCCTTCACTTGGCGTAGCGTCAATGTCGGTAAGATCAAATTGCGAGGTGTTTGTTAAAATCTCTTGACGAATTACTTGCGTACTTTGCGAGCGTTTTATAAGCGCCCGCACCTCGTCCAATGAAACACCGCTTTGCAAACTGCGAGAAGCGACTTGGTCTAAACGGCGTTCTATGGAGTTTATTGCTAGCTCTGCGTCCCTAAGAGTTTTTACGATCATTGCATTTTAACCCACTTCATAGAAGTTTCTGCACCGCTAAGGGCAACCTGATATTCCCCATAGACTCTATGAAATTCTTGATTGGCTTGCAGTTCTATCCTGCAAACTTGCCCCATAATAAACTTGGGAAACCGAACTTCATACATGGCCTGAACGTTGGGCGTTACAACTAGCGTTCCGGAATCTACCAAAGAATCTTGCATAAATACCCGGTAGACAATAGAGCTGCCAGTAGGAATAACACGCAATCTGAAAGCAAATAGCTTTCCAAGTTTCTTGAACTCTATTGGGCCTAACTGATCGAGTCGTTTTGCAACTGGCAAAACTTCTACGACTTCCGGCTGTAACATACCGTAGAACTCGAAGCCGCTTCCGGTTAAAGTACCACCAACATCAATTCCAAAAGCATCGGAATCAAAGTAATACAAAACTGTACGTTTCTCTGTTGTATTGAAAATAGCGCTGGGATAAGCAACGCCGTCAATAGTCGGAATATACGTTACGTTTTGTCCTTTCGTGTCGATAACTAGTGGAATAGTTCTTATACGTTTGCGAGCGGCACTACCCCAATTGGTAGAACTAAGCCGCATAAAGCTAGCAAGCGCCGGAAGTTTTTCATAAACACAGTCGTTGTAGTCAGGGCCATAGTATTCAAAATCTCCCGTAGAAGCCGTTAAAGTACCTTCGATGTCAATTCCAGTTGCTTCCGTCGCGAACGTATAAATAACTGTTTGCTTTCGCGATGTGTTATAGGTTTGCGGTGCGAACGTAACACCGTCAACGGATGGGACGAAGACGACGTTATTTCCTTTAGTGTCGATAACAAACGCAAATTGATTGATACGCTTGCGAGAAGAAGTTCCCAGATTTGTTGCACTAATGCGCTTGAATTTGAGCGAATCAGGTAGTACTTCAACTTCGCGCGGTGTAATGAGTTCATAAAATTCAAATACACCACTAGCGCATTCTAACAATCCACCAACGTCAATAGCGCGTTTGTCGGCCGTAAATTGATAGTTGTAAGTCGTCTTGTTACTTGTATTAATCGTGCCAGCTGGCTCCGCAACACCATCCAGCAACGGAGTAAAGGTTACGCTATTTCCCAGGGTATCAATCACCATGGGGATTTCAGGAATACGTTTGCGCCCTTGAACACCAAAATTACTTGGTGGAACCCTCAGGGTTGTAACTTGCTCTGGTCGAAGCTCGTATGCAATTGAAATGTTATAGATACGACAGGCTGCGACGTTAGCCCCGGAAATTTCAAGCTGAAGGCGTTTCTGGACACCCAACGTACTATATATACCGAATGTTTTCTCTTCTCGCCCAGTAAACGTCGCCGTTGTTGTAAAAGAAAGCGGCGTATTTCCATCGCGGAGGCCACGCAACGTCAATGTTACACTATCGCCACCGGAATCCATATCCACTTTTAGCGTAAAAACGTCTTTGCGATTCTTGGGACTACCGCCAGTGTCGTATACGGTACGGAGTAAGAAATTCCACTTTGTAGTTTCGTCAATTAACGTTCCGATTTCCATCTGGTGTAGGTATTTATCCCCAGAAGTTTCGGTCGTATACAAAATAACGCCATCTTCTTCAACGAATAATTGCAGTGGATTATTCGCAGCTACCGCTTGTCTCTGATAACGCCACGTTTTTGCGCCAAAATCAAACACGCACAAGCAACGTCCTGTAGTAACTTGCTCCATAGATACATACAATTGTCCGCGAGTAATAATCGCAGACGTTGTGTTACCATTTTTAGCAAGAACTCGGAACGGATTTAATCCATGGCGAGTGTCACCTTGAAACAGCAAGTCAAGTTCCCGGCTTAGTAATTGCGAATTTGACCCAGTTAAATAACGCCAACCGTCGCTAGCCAAGTAGAAAAGCGTAGAATCCTCTACGGCAAACGCAGAAGAGATAGGAGCTTGTTTAATGCCAAGGCTAGAAAGACTTAAATTGATATCCCCGCCGGCATCAATAGTAGCGTCACCAGCTAATAAATAGATATCTTTGCTCGTGGCAACATAAATAGCGCGTTCAGCTACTTTCGTAATGAATAAAATTACTTCACTATCTTCGCTAGCTATTTCGATTGTACGGTTAGCGTCGATGAGGCCAGGATTATTCGGAAGCGACAAATAGAGCGCGCGCGTATCTGCATAGATAGCTCGCTCAAAAAATGGCGAAACAACCGAAATCACGTTATCGGGCGGAAGCGCGACGCCAAAATCTAGCCGCCCGTCCTCGCCTTGAAGCAAGGCTTCTGTATCTGAAAGCGAGTCGCTAAACGCCGAGTAATTGCAGTAAGAAACTTCGCCCGTTAACGTGCCAAAACTGGTCGAATTGACCGGAATAGAGAACGTGCTAGTCGATAGCACGGTTACTGCAAAATTACCATTAATGCCAGACCACAAGCCAGTGCCACCGCGAACTGCAATGGTATTGCCATTTACAAGTCCGTGAGTTGCTTTTGTGAAAACGGCAGCCGCTGCATTACTAATCCCGGTGGGAAGTTCTCGCGTGAGTTCTTTGATTAGATAGTACCCATCCGTTTTGTCGGAGGAACGATAAATTCTAACAAAGTTAGCCTGTGCATTGGGCGCGTTTGGCGTAATTAAGTTACTAGAAGCATAAGTAGTAACATCACTGCCGGCAGTTCCTGGTAACGAATTTTCAACATAAGAACCGGTGTTGCGGCAATCTACCTGAATGTAACTAAAATTCCCCGTTAAAGAGCCTAATGTACCGCCAGTAAACTGAAAGCCGTTAACAACAGAAGTTTGAGCATCTGTTGCAAAAACCGTAACGCGAATACCTTTAACGGTGGACCAACTTAACGCGTCGTCGCTACCTACGCGCTTGAAACTACCTCGTTTTGTTTGAAGCGTGGACCAGACATTTACACCAGAACGAATGCTAGGAACAAAACTAACGCCACTAGTCGAGTTAGTTAACCGATCAAGTTCCTCTTGCGTCGCCTCAAACGGAATGAGGTCTGGCGCTTCTGCGTCTGGTGTGATTACTTCGCTAACGCGATTGGTCCATTCGTGCCAATAGTAATTACTAATATCTTGAGTAGTAGGCGCTGGAATGTTTACGACTGGGGTCTCTAACAAATACTCAATGCGGACTTTGATAAACGAATCGGTATTCGAAAGTCTAATCGCAAAGCGAAATAAGTCTTCGTCCGTTCCGGTGCCAGTGTTTAGAGTATTTAGATTTAACGTAGTCGTAGTAAGAATACCACGCTGCACGGTGCTACGGTACAAGGAACTGCCGCTAACTAAAGCAGCAGTTATCTGAATATAATCCGCGGATTTGTTATACGAAGTACCTTCTACTGGATTCGTATCCCACCTAACAAAATTTCCACTCCCATCGCGATCGTCAGCATTTACAAAAGGCGGCGCATTAGACGTTACGCCAATGAACGTAGGCCCAGGAATACCCAAAGGCCATTGTTCGTCGCCACGATCTTTATATTTCTGTGTTCCAGAAAAGAGTAAATTGTGGCCAAAACAGTTAGACGCCGCAAAGGAGTTAATGCCGCCGGTAAAGACGGCAAGTCCAAATCCAGTTTCAGCTTTGTTAGTAGGGTCGTAATTGCGGAGAAGTGTTCCGTTCGCTAGCCCAACATAACGTACCTTAGCATTGATAGGGTAAGCCGAACCTAACTTATCCTGCAAATTCATGACGGAGCTATAAATAAAACTACCGCCGGAAGCTAAAGGACCGGAGGAAACGAGTTTAGTTCCGCGACAAAGCGTTAAAATACCTTGCTCGTCCGCGCGCAAGTTATCGGCTCGCAACAATCCTTGCGGCGAGCCGTTAAATTCATCTTGCGATGGACGCCAAAGTTCTGGCCAGGTTCCACGAATTAATTCAATCATATTTTATTGGAAATACCAACTAGAATCTCGGTAGGTACCGGTAACTGACCGATATTGCGTCATGGTTATCGCAGATCCCGGGATGTTACCACCACCACCAAGTTGAAAAGAACCAGCGTCTGGTTTTACTAATGTCACCTGCCGGCCATTCCACGTCGGCGTAATAGTTGTTACGTTAGTGGAACCTGTAACTGCAATAACACTAGCGAAATCAATGTCAATACTAGCAGCTGAAGCAACCGCGCGAGAGATATTTTCAACCCCTGCGTTATCTCCTAGTACGAAATTGCTAAAGGTGGGATTGTCTTGGCGAGCTAACGGCGCATTTACGTTTCCTACGAGATTATTATTTTTAACAAGATACCCGGAAATGGTCGGTCCAAGAAATAGAATACCATTTTGCTGTAACGCGGCGCCTGCTCGGCCGGAATTGCCAATGATATTATCTACAATAATTGTATTCGCCTGCAAATTATCAGACTGAACGATTATTCCGCTAGCACCAATGTTAGATAAATTGTTATTACAGATAACGTTTCCACTCACAACACAGGCTTTGGGAACTGAATTAAGGCCACCGAGAACTACGCCACTAGCATTCCAGCCAGAAATAATGTTATCAGTAATTTGCAAACTTTTAACGTCGTTGTCTATTAAGAGGCCAACACCGAACGGAGAGCCTGATCCGGCGATTCCGCCACTCTGGATTAGGTGATTATTTGAAATTGCTACGTTTTCAAAAACGGCGTTATGTAGCCCTGCTTTAACATAAACTCCGTAGAAATTGCAACTATCGAAGATATTGTTTCTAATATAAACAAAATTAAGTATTTTTGCTGGATTATTCTCGATCAGAATTCCAAAATACCCTTTTAGATAGCAGCTCTCGACTGTTACTCCATCTGAAGTTGTGATTTTGATAGTAGCTACTGCATGAGTCTGATTTATATTTTCGGCTACGTTATGCCAAAAAGCAACACCGCCATTGTCAATTACAACTAGATCCGTGGTAACGAAAGCGTATGAGTTAATTACTATAAATCTGCAGTTCGTTACTATTACATTTCCCAGTCCCGTAATTGTTAACAGGTTATATCCGTTTACGCAGCTTAAAAAATCCAGTTGTACCAGACAGGAGCTAGACGCATTTATATAAATTGAGGAACCGCTGGTATTGTTAATACCAGTTTCAATTGAAAATTGCGAAAGATATAACTCGCCAGGATTGGTTGAACCGTCCCAAGTAATTATATTACCCGTAGGCATTGCGGCAGGTCTAATTAACTTGGTTGCAATTTGACCTTGCCCAGTAATTCTTACCGTATTCCCTCCGAGGCCATAAAGAAAAATCGGAGCGTAAATTGTATGTACTCCGGCAGGGATCGAAACATTTACAGGATTCGTCGTGTATACCGCTTCCTGGATGCCAGCTGTTGCAGAACCGATTTTCCAGCTACCCGTGTGAGTATTTACAGAAGTGAAGATAATAGTTCCACTGGCCGCTCCGCTAACAGCAGTTCCACCAACGATCTTAACAGCCTCGGGTGTTCCAATACCGTCATAGATGTACAAAAAGTGATTTAGATTCGTGCCGTTGACGCCTAGTGGAACCGGACTTAGAGTAAGTGTATTAAGTCCGGGACTAGCCAAGGAGCCAGTAACTTCAACCCCACTAGTATATTGAAAAGCAGTATCGCTAGATGATATTGCTGGAAGAGACGCGAATTCATACTGAGGAGCTGTAGTATTAACTTTAGAGCGTAAATATCGAAGCGGACCTCCAGTAACTACCCCAGTGATATCATCGGTTACAGTGTCCCCGACTAGAACGCCATTCGCAGGAATTGCGTGTGAATCGTTCCAATTTGTTGCGTTAATTACTCCAGAGGGCGGAGAAACTGGATCTACCGCCGTAGCTTTATGCGTAATGCCAGGCATTATTTACCTCGTAATTTTTGAATTCTACCATCAATGTAGCTAAAAGTTGCTTTAACACGTCTTGTATCAAATCATGCCTCGCAGCAAATCCCGATTTCCGCCGGAGAGGGCTGCAACCGTAGCTATAACAACTTTTGAAATCTGCGTCACTCTGGCGCTTCCGCCCGTATTTAATACAGTAATAACAGGCTTGGAAATTTGCGTAACTCTAGCGTTACCGCCAGCTGAAGATGCAGTAACGACAGGTTTTGCGGTTTGAGTTACTCTAGTAGGCATTTAGGTAGTTCTCCGATACCCCGGTTGCGCTGAGTTAGCATTCGCGACCGTCCATGCGGCGGCGGTGGCAGGGTCACGATCCCAGAAAGCACGAAATCGCTGATAACTACTTGTAAGTGCTACTGGAGTACCCGCTGCGTAAGTAGTTCCTCCAGAACGTAGAAGTTCATCAATGTCATTAGCTCCTGCGTCATCCTTCCGCGCGTCTATTTCTACTCCAACCGCATAAACAGCTGCTCCCGCTGCGATGGAACTATTAGGGCAAACAAACAAATCGCTAGAGGGGGCAGAAGCAGCAGAAGTGTATGTAGTATCGCCGTCTGACGGATTGTCTATTTGACATTGCCAGTTAGTTGCGGCACCATTGGGAGTAAAATTAGTACTAGCGCCTGCACCGTTCGGCTGAACCGTATAAATTCTAGTTTCTGGGGTTCTAGCGTTCGGAGTATTTCCAGCTTCGGTATAAACTACCAAATTTGCAAAACGAATCCAGTTACCGGAATTTAATCTCCATTGGTGAACTGTAGGTCCGCCGCTGGTTTCGGTATCGACGTTAGAAACCGAATCCACTAATGCTCCGTTAATCCATAATTGGATAGAACCGTCAGAATTTCCTACGTGCAATCGAACTTGCGCGAAGTTCCAGCTATTGTAAGCGAAAACGGGTCCTGGGCTTGTCTTTACGCCACCCTGATAATTCAAATAGCTGGCTCTAGTTGCGTAGTCAATTCCGATACTAGCGTGATCGTTAGAGGTGGCATTTTGAAAACTAACCATAGGGTTTGCAAATCCATATGGCCCCGACAGTGCAAAAAAATGAAATTGAAACCAAAAATCATTTATTGGAGTAGGGAAGATTCTGCCAAATGCTGCCCCCTCGGCGTAGCGGCCGTAACCAAACGGCCCTAAGTTATCGCCGGAAATGCTAAGTCCACCTAACAAATCAAACCAGTTAGAGTAAAACCCATTTGTTTCTTTGGCCCAGTTTTCAAAGTCTACTATTGCCATTTATGCATTCTCCAAAAAGTAGGAAATCGAAACGGTAGCCGCGCTAGTCAAATCAACAGTTAAGCCGTCGTTTGCTGCAGCTGTAAAAATATAAGACGGCCATGCGGTAATCAAATTGGCCCCTGATTTACCGCTAGTCGTATCTAAATCAAGTCTCCAAATTGAAGAACCTGAGCCAGTCGAGCGAAAATTTGCGTTGCAGGTTCCTGCAGCGGTTATTGCATAACCTAGTACGCGGATTCTTTTTCCAGCCGTTCCAGCAACTAATTGCTGGGAGCCAGTCGCATTAGATATAGAAACCGAAAGTATCGGCGGCACAGTTCCCCCATTAGGTGCAAAAACCCAACGTCCAGTTGCAGTTTCGTAAATTAAGGCATAGCCATCGGGTGGGATTCCAGACTGGACTGGAATCCCTGAAATCTTATTTGCATTGCCAGTACCAGTAAAAAGCATCTCGTCAAGCTCCAGCGTTACGTAAGATAAGCCGTATAACTCTATCCCCTGCTTGATCAACTGGAGTACCTGAGGTACCGGATCGAACTCTAATATAGTTAAAACTACCAAAACTCAAAGCATCTAGGCCACCAGCATGATGCGCGGCGGCGGCAGGAATGACAGTCTCATTGCCGGCTTGATCGTAAAGATTGTGGAAAGTTACTCCATCAATGGATACTCTAAACGTCAAACTTGCCGCTGTCCAAGACGCAGGCATAATAATTCCAATAACGTTCGCTCTACCAACATTAGCTATACTGCTAAGATGCTGGCCGTTAGCAATGGTAACGTCAACAGTCGGCCAACTATACTGATCTACAGACATATTATCTCCAGGACTGGGTTCCAAATTGAGGCGGAAGAACTGCTTTTCCGCGCATATTCTCAAATAGCGAATTTTGTATGCCTAGGCGTTGCCGCTTTGCAACAAAAACTCCACTATTTATTGCCTTAAAAATCTCAAGATTAACTTCAAATCGTTTGCGATGCCACTGCGAGGCTTGCAAATCTTGACCAATTCCTTCAATACCAAAGGCTTTAGCTAAAACAGCATCCTTTATCAGGTAACGTCTTACATAAGATGGTACTCGATACACTTGAGTAGAAACATTCGGAAGCCTATAGTACTCAACAATGCAATGAGTACTAATAGCACTATCCCAAAGACCACTTGTAGTGGGCGAGATAGCGATTCCTGGGGCTGGGAATAGCTGAATTTTATTCCATGCGTATCCCGAATATGACCAATGATAGGGGCGTCCAGTAGTTGCGCCGGAATTATTGGAAGCGACGAAAAAAGCGTCTGAAAATGCACTTGAAAAAGCTCCAAAAAAACTAGCTGCTATAATTTCATTTGGATACAGCGCCTGGACTTCTAATTTTGTTAACGGATATATTTTGTAGCCTAACCAAGATATCCGGCGAATGCCAACACAATCGTCTGGAAGTTGATAAAGTGGATTTCCAGCCCTAATGTCAAGTGCAAGGCGATCGACGATACATGGAATCTGTTTAACAATATCTTGTTCGGCCTCTAATGCCCAAGATTCTAGCTGGGCGGAAGTCCAAATAGTTCCATTGTCATTCAGATAACGGCGTAAGTAAGTTTCGTACTCAGTAGCCATAGCGCATTTCTCGCAAACGATAGATTAAAGCAGGTAAAGAACGAACGCGAGTTCTTCGAGCGGCACCTTCTACGCCTTCTAACGCATCTTTCCACATCAATCCGGCTTTATTATATTCTCGCGCCTGTTCTAGTAGATCGGCAGTTGCATAATGCTCTATGACAGGAGATAAATCGGAAGGAAACGGCAAAGAAGATGAGCTGGTTAACGTTTCTGGACGAGCTTTATAAAATACTCGCATCGTTCCGTTAGTTGTAGGTGGGCGCGGAACAATCACAATTCTACGGTGGTCTACAGGAGTGAAAAACGCAGGAGGCCCGTTCCATACTTCCCAATCGTCTCGAATCAAATCGTAGTCGGACAGGATTTGTGGAATGAGCCAGCGATTAATTTGATTGTTGTAGACTTGTGTAACGGAGTAATAGTCCGCGATTAAAGAGAAAAGATCGTAATAGCCAACGTTAGCCTGAAACGGAACATCAACAAATTTTTCTACTAACCCTGTTTTTGTTATTACTTGATCACATCCGTCTTGGATCGCGTCAAGTATGTCAGTGTCCGTGTAGAACGTAATGTTTTGATCGGCTAAGTTACTGCGAATGTCGGCTTGGAGAGTAGATACGAGCATAAATAAAAAAAGGGCACAACGAGACTCTATCGCTGTACCCCTTATAACCTCCCCAAAGGAATGAAGAAGATTGCTGTAATAGATTAGAAGTTGAAGTTAATCTTCGCGGCTTGTTCGTGGCTAAGAAAGGAGCCTTTTTTAGCTTTAATTGTGGTATTCCAAAACTCGTCAGGTTCTGAAGCAACCACAAGATCCTTGAAGCCAACCCGCGTTAACTTCGTGGTTACGTATTTTGTATCCATCAACGCAACGTGCGTATCAGCTGGATACAATTGCCGTCCGTAGATCGTCGCTTCCCAGAAATCTCGTTTGCCATAGAGATTCTCCTGATAGCATTTGACGCAAGTGAGAAATTCTGGGTAGCTAAGATAAAAGAAGCAGTCTGGCTTCAAAACCCTAGCTACTTCGTAGAAGATCGCCTCGTGTAGAGCTTTCTTCACATGTTCAATTACATGAAACATGTAAACGGCATCGACAGAAGAAGTATCGTACGGAAGTGCCTTAGTGAAATCAGCGACTAGATCTGGATTGTTGCTTTCTTCGATATCAATGTTAACACAACCTGGAATCTTGTTCGATCCACAACCAAGATTTAACTTGAGGGGAAGCATTTTTCCAAATACTCCTTGCCCCGATCAATCTCAGTTGACGGTTTGTCTTTCTTGTGATATTCGCGAAGCTTTTTTACAGTAGAAACGTGAGCAACTTCTGGATCAAGAATATGGCCCGTCGGAACTTTTGTATCTACAAAGATAGATACGTGCTCCCCGATTTCGGCCTTTGCTTTGCAACAGAAGTAAACGTCTTCGGTGCTTCCAGATACAGTTAAAAAATAAGGCGGCTCAAGCTGCTTCAGGATAGACGTTTTGAGAAGCACCGTTGCAAAGCCAATCGCTTGAGCTTCAACAAGACCATTTTCGTCGACATGTTCTTCCCAGTCAGTATAATATGTAAGGTCATAGCCACCGGATTTGGGAAGTTTCTTAAAGAACATTGGAGGAAACCCGCCGCCACGAATAAACGTGAGTGCCATCACAATATCTTTATCGGCTTTTAAGAGAGATTCAAAAGTGTCAGGATGAAGCAACATATCATCATCAATAAACATGAGATAGTCGCATTCAAGCTCCAGAGCAACTTTTGCAGCTGCGTTTCGCATGTTATCAATTGACATGCGCGACGGAGGCATAAAATAAAACTGGACGTCGGGATGTTTTTTACCAAGCCGATACCAGAATTGACAATGAGAAGAGTAGGCCAAGTGATGAACACTTGTAAGAACGTTTGTGCCAATTAGGATTTTCATAAGAATTGTGGGGGAGATTTCTCTCCCCCTAGTTACATCGCGCGAACAAAACCACGAATCAGCGTGACATCTGCCAGGCGAGTATCGTTAGTGCCAGCGGAGCTAGAAACAAGAGTAGTAGCAGAAGCAAAAGTTTGCCCAGCCATTACACCAGCAAGAAACGCACTAGCAGCACCGGTAGCCGAGAAAGTAAATGCATTCTGGTTAGTCACAACAGACAATAGATTTCCTGCAGCGATTGCCGGCGTAGAACCCCAAGCATCCGTACTAGCGGCGCGAGTTGCACGAACTAGACGAATGTTCGAAGCGAAACCGAAAACAATTGCAGGACCAATTGCACCAGCGGGAATTGCAGTACCAGCGACACCAGCGAACATGCTAGTTGCAAGACCAGCACCACCAGTAGCGGGAAGAACAACATTAACGCCATCGTTCGTTCCGTTAAAAACGAAACACATCGGCGCACCTTCGGGAATAGTTGCCGATGTTTCGCCATTTCGGACACGAATAATTGCGTCTTCAGCGGGAGTATCAGTTCCGGTAAGTTGATGAATTCTCATAATTATGCCAGCGAGCGAGCGATATTACCCATCACGCCCTGCTTCCTCCGATTGTTGCAAGTCATATTGCCCATCCAAAGAATGTGAGCAACGCGAGCCGTCTGATTGGCTGGTTTAGTAAACGGCGTGGAAATGAAATTGCTTTCCACGTCGTAACGAACCTTGAGGAAATTTGTGTTCAGGAAAAATGCAGTACCTCGCCCAGTAGAAGAGGTATCGAGATTGTTATCCGCCACGTTAGGAACGCGCTCGTCCCAAACAACCATAGCGCCGTTGAACATAAAGTTCGGGAACGGATAGTCATTGCGCTCGGGAACTTGCGTCCGGTAGTATTGCGTATAAGCCGAACGCCACAATTCCCAAGTAAGTTGATCCGTAAGAATAAGATCCGGCTTGCCTCCAGTACCGCGAGAGCAAGCGTTAAAAATGCTATCGCAGCGAAGAAGAAAAGCGTTAGCGGTTACAGCAACGCCACCGAAGTTAGATGTCTGATTGCGCCAATAAGTCGAAGTAGACTGATTGATGCCACCAATTGTCAACGATGCGGCGGGATTATATGCAACCTGCAAAGGAAGCGGATCAATCGCAGTCGCACCATTCAACGGATTGCTAGCGGGAACAACGAGAGAAGTACCGCCAGTTGCGTAACTTCCCTGCAAAAGAGCCTGAACAAAAGCCTCTTCAATTCCCATTTCAGCCTGCTTAACTTTCGTCTTAAACATCGACGCAATGCGAGCACGGCCGACATTAATACGCTCTTCACGACGCGAAATACTAATCGGCGCCGCAAGTTCACGCCAATCATAAAACGCCGCCGTAACACCATCCGTAGGATCAGTGCTAAGCGTATCGTAACCGCTATACCACTCCGCCGGCGTAAGTCCGATCATCAAGTTTTCTTGAATCGAGACACCGCCTTCAGCAGATTCGTACATCCCCTTTTCTTTCAAACGCATAAAAATAGCGTTCGACTTGGCGATGTTATCTGCCATCTGACTACCATAATTCATGAGCGTTTGCGACAGCAACGCATCATAAATAATAGTGTTAGAAGTACCACTACCACTGCCGTAACTAGGCATAAATGCTCCTTAATTTTTGATCTCAGCAAGAGCCATTTCGATAGCTTCATCAAGTGACAAAGCTGCCGTTGGTTTAGTTGCCGAAGGTCTTACTGCCCTGGACGCTTTAACGTCATTCTTTATGTTTGACTCAGCGCGCTGAGTTCTTTTTTGCGCAGCGCCAGAAGTAGCGAGGGCGTGCATTTCGGTAAGATACTTTTGATACGTTCCCTTACCCTGATACGGATAAGTTTTCATTTTATCTAGGATTAAGGACTCGTTCGTCTTGAACCCTTCCAACGAATTATAAGCCCAATCCAGCGCCTTGTCAACCTCTTTTTTTCGAGATTCGAACTCGGCCTGTTCTAGCTTTGTTTCCAACGGTTTAAGGGCCTGTGACACCTTCAGGTCTAACACTTTTGCTAGCGCGGCCGCTAGTTTGTCGCCCGCGACGAGTTCGAAGTCATCCCCAAGCTCTTCCTTGAGAATATCAACAAGTTCAACGGCGATTTCTTTTTTGTCACTTACAGTAGCTTCTTTAATTTCCGAGAGCGTGTAACCCGCGTTGCGAACCATCTGGTTGATGGTGTCGACGGAAGTTTTTGGATTACTCAGTTGTTTGTAAAGCTGCTTTGCTTTTTCAAGTTGCTCCGCCGTGAACTCCTCGTCACCAGCTTCTTCCTCAGAATCCTCTTCTTCGGTTTCTTCCGTTTCGGTAGTTTCCTCAGTTACTTCTTCAGTAGATTCAGGGGCTTTTTCTTCCTGCTCAATCGCATTGTTAACGGCTTCGTCAAGAGTCATTTTGCTCATTTTTTAGATCCTTTCATCATTAGTTCGCGCATTTCGTGGCGCTTTTTGGATTTAGTTTTCTTGTATCCTTTACCACAAGGCATATTATGCGGCTCCTTGCATATCGGTTGGAAGTCCAACTTGATTTTGCATCGTGTTGGTGACTTGTTCCATGTTTGGCGGTGTAGCGGCCGCCATTGTACGTTGCGATGCCATTTGATTTAACGCATCTTCTGCCTGCGCTTGCTGCCCGAGTTGTGCAACTAGCGCCATTTTCTGCGCTTCGATAATTACACTCTCGGCACGCACATCTACTTTCTCAGCAAGATGACGAATAAGTTCCGGCGAGAAGGCTAGTTGCGGATACTGATTTAGCGCGGCTAAGAACTCGAAGAATGCATTTTTTTCGCGTTCATTTTCTATGGGCGAAATAGTCGAAAGCGATACTTCAACATCAAAATCAAAATTCTCGTCTAAATCGGTTACTGGATCAATTTGCTGGTATACCGCCTGTATATTTTGCATCTCCTGAAACGTACCGGGAGTTTGCGCCGAAACCTTAACCCAGAAAGGTAGAGTAAGTTTTTCAGCTTGCAACTTAGCGATCTCAGTAATAATCTCATTGATCCAATTCGACGTTTGCGCATTTATACGGGACTCGCGAATTGACGTTCTAGCGTCAATAATTTTACTTTGAGTTGCAGTCTGGCGATCAGCTTGAAGTCTTTGTTCAGCGCTCGTTCCAGAAACCGTGTTAAAGTCATCGCGAGACGTTGCCATCGCATTCATGACTTCGGCACCAACAGTCGGTAACGGAACTGGTTGAATTGCTTCAGATAAAGAGCCTACAACGGTTGAACAAGTTCCATCAAAACCGTCCATCAATTTGTCAATTTCTTCTTCGCTAAGAAACGATCCATCACGAATAATGAACTTGCGCAAGAATCTTTTACGGAACGAACGCAACTGCTCTTTCGCTTCGTTGTATTCGTCCTGCGCCGACTTCCATTGCGATGCGGGCGGAATCGGGTAGAACGAATCAGGAACTTTAGCTCGACGCGAATAGCGCAAAATTTTTAATGGACAACGTACAAAGTCAATTGACGCTAAAAGAATGCGCTCAGCGTACGCAATAACGTGACGTTTCTTTGCGCGTAGATCAAAGATATGAAGAATTTTAATGCAATCGCCATTAGTGCGGGTTTCAGGCTCTTCTTCGTCGGCTAGACCACCGACAAAATCGCTGCTAACGGCATTGGCGTAGAGGACATTGTCTAGTTTGTTCTTGAATGCCGGAACTGCTTTAAGGTCGGAAATTCTCTGATATTCCCAATAGCCGCACCAATCGTTATTTTCGAGTTTCCAGCGCGAGTTACCACAAATGCGAAAACGCCTCGGATTAATGTTCCGGACGTAAATGTTTTCGTAGTCAGGAAGAGTTTTTGCGTCGGCTAACGTATAGTCGTTGGTCGAATCAATTTCTGTATTGTTATCGCTTGCTAAAATTGGACGAGGCGCTTTTGGATTGACAATCCAACTCGCATCGTAACCAACTTCGACAATGCCAAAGCGAAATTGCGCGTCAATAATGCCTTGTTCTACGACGCCTGTGAAATCATTATTAGGGTCGGCTAGAAATTGATTGCACGCATCTTCCCGTAACTTAGCTTGAGAATACGCCTTATCAGGATTCCAGTCGGTTTTGCTTGGTTTTGGCTTAAAAACCGCCTTGGGGTTAATAAACGCCATTCCCGGCAGCTTCGCTTCGATAGTTGCATAGATTAAGTTAGCTACATAAGGCTCTGCATTAGGTGGAACGTTATCCCATTGCGCACCTTCGTAGTAATCCGCCATTTGCCGGCAACGAAAATTTGCTTCCCAACGCTCAAAATACTCGCGCGTGTTATCGAAACGAGTCGCCCACGCCGTCGCTATGTCTTCGGACTTAACCTTGGCCATAATGTTTATTAAAATATCCTGATTTGTGTAACGCTTTTACCATTTTACGAGCATAGCCCATAGTTCCTGGCTCGTACTTTTTGCGAGGCTCTTTCAAACCTAATGCGTGCGACGCGACGTAATAACGAAGCGGATCGTATGCATGATCAGGCACTTTTTTGTCGCGTTCATCGGAAAAAATTGACTTTCCGTTGATAGTATCTAACAAATCACGTTTTTGCGCTCGAATTTGATAGATAACGTGCTCGACGCCGTCAGAATGCGCACTCGATTTCGCGATAAATAACAACTTCGAACAGCCAATGTCCCCAGTGAAGGGATTTTTTAACGATGGATCTTTACGAAGCCATTCATTTATGCGATTTCTCGTCGCAAATTCGTTGTTATCGGCCGGATTCCACGCAATTCGCGGCGCGTCAATGGATGGGTCTACGTATTCGTCCGCAACGCACCAAAAACCACCATGCTTTTGCGACGCTTTCTTAAAAATCGCCGGATCAGCTAAGTTATTTATGTAGGTTTCGCCCTCACTTAACGCCGAAATTGCACGTCGGTGATGACTAATTAATTGTCCTGGCGAATAGTACTCTCGATAACATACGTGAACTCCCCCAAAAACTCCAAACCACAAACAACATGTAGGAGCACTATCGCCATGGTCCATAGCGCGATATAAAGCAGCTTTGGATAAGAAATTTTTAAGCTGTTCTTTAGAAACATGAAGCACCGATTCAGGGGGAACGATGTGAATTGAACCTTCGCCAACTCCCCATTTACCTTGAAAAAATCGCGCAACCCATTCGGGATCGCGCGACTTCATTTGTTCAATAGTATCTGGCGTATACATTGATTCGTCGGTACCCCGCTCGACGTAATCATGTGTACGGTGAAATTTTTCTTTCCACTCAGGCGAATCTGGATGATATCGACGCCATACCCAGTGAAATTCCACGTCTGGGTTAACAAGTATCATCATGTAACTTGGCGCTTGCGGCCGCCCCAAGGAATCGCGAGGATAATCCGGTGTTAGCAGATGCTCTGGAATCTTTGCTTGATCCCAACGCCCGATACGAGCATCCAAAGTTAAATAAACACTTTCGTCAATTTCTTCAGCCTGATCTATTAAAACTGAATTAATTTCTAGGCCACGAAGCGACATTTCGTTCACTTCGTCTAAATGCATCCACAAAATAGAAGAGCCATTCTTGAAGATCGTGATGCCGTCGATCTCAGAATGGCGCTCTATAAATTCTGATTTTTTACCCTCTGGCAACAATTTGAAGAACGTTGCCATTGTTGTAGATTTAAGCGACTTGAAAGTCTTACGGGCGATTACGCTTCGATACCCAGGGAACGTCAGGGAGAGGAGTAAGATTTTCTGACATCCTGTATATGATTTGCCGTTGCCATAACCGCCCGAAAAACACGAATTACGTTTAGTGAAGTTAAAAAAAGTTTCTTGCGCTTCGTTTCTAAACGTAATGTTAAGCACTTGTGGGCCTCCGCTCGCTTCGCTCGCTACGAAACGAACAGTTTTTTGAGTTCGGCTTCGGCAGCTTTTGCGACGGCTGGAATGTTAAGAATGTTTTGACCAAAAACGCCGAGAGTGTTGTAAATAGAACGAACAACTTCCGTTTTTGGAGTTTTGTCGAGGAAGATAGCGACTTCTGCAAGCCCGTGATAATTACCATTGTAGAACAAGACGTAAATTAGTTCAGATTTATCAGAGGGGTCCGGAAGTACGAAACCTGCCGGTCCAAGCCCTTCTTGGTTAACGTACACTTCTCCGTAAATTCCCAAATTATTTAGGACTTGCATTACGACCATTGCTTGATCGTAAGTAATTGTAGTTTTGCGGCGATCTGGACCGGGCGCGAAACCAGTTTCTTGCGAATCCGTAAAGACGTTATCCCTAAGGACGTT